GCCAAGAGCATAAAAATCTAATTCTGCACCAGTATTACTATAGTTTTCAATGTTTCCACGCTCTCCAATTGCTCCAACTGCTACAGCCTCCGAGATACAGGCTGGGTAGTCTACACGAGTTTTATCATAACGATTTCCAGCAGCAAATAAAGATGCTACTCCCATTGACTGCAATGTAACAATTGTATTACGAAGATTTTGATTTACAGGACAATAGTGCCCCTTCTTTGTAAATCTATTTGATCCAAATGAAATAGATGTTGCAACAATATTAAACTTAGTTTTATTTGCAATAACCCACTTCATTGCTTCATTAATAGTATTGTCTGTATAAATACCAAGAGTTCCACTATTTGTTGCTGGAACAATACGAATAAAAATAATATCCATATTTGGATTTACCTTTTGTGCAATAGCAGACATATGTGTACCATGCTCAAATCCATTGATTGGATTGATCATTGTTGCAGATCCAGGACCTTCCTGAAAAGTCTGCTTATTTGGGCAACGCTTTTCTTCCATAATACATACTTCATATGCAACATTTACTTTGGTTGTATCTACTGCTGTATCTAGAATTGCAATTGCTGGTTTTTGGTTTGCACTTACCGCTGGCAAAAACGCAGCAGTAAATAGAATTACTAGTAGCCCCACTACCTTTTTCATTTTTCTCCTTTTATATTAGATGAATATTCTAATAACGTGTTCGCATGGGTCGCCTCCTGCTTCCCATTCTTCTATCTCTTCTTCACTCATATACTGATATCCACCGTCATGTGTATGACAGTATGGCTCACTAATCCAACCTTTTTCAATGCCGTTAGATAGCCAAATACCAAACTCCTGTTCTTCAGGAGAAAGATTTTCTTCACTAATATGATTCATATATAAAGTATATCCCTACTTGCTAAGAAAGTCAATTGGATATAAACAATGTGGACTATATAAAATAGCAGCATCTAATGCTTGAGTCAGCCTACGCTTTGGATCTTTATAGTTTTGGGTGGCATGTAAAGAACCCATTGCGTAGGCTGAACCTGAACCTATGGCAGCAAAATTTGTGTCATAGGATATCATGGTTAAATTGGCAGATTCATGTTCATACATTCTGCCTTTAACACATATAAGTAATGTTAAATCAGACTCTTTTTCAGCAGGCATTCCCCACTTATCATAAAATAACTTAATTGATTCAAGAAATTTACCACGCATAAATTTATCTATATTACCTTCAACTTTAGGTGGTATAAAATTATTTTGAATTATTTGACCTTCTAAGGTGCCACAATAGCCAAATAAATAATCTCCAGACTTCCATATTTTAGGAATGTCTGATTTCATTTGTTGTGATTCATCTACAACGGCTCTTTCTCCAGCCATATAAGACTTTCCATCTTTAATTATTGCAGCAATACAAGTCATGCCAACCCCTTAGTTTTCTTGTCTTTCTAGTATAGCAGACAGATTTTTATACGTCAAATACCGTTATTTTACAGTTTGTCCGCAGGTTGGGCAGGTTTTTGTATTTTTAGCAGTACTATCAGTCTTTACCTTAGCCTTAGTGTCACCTTTAAATTTTGGACGACCAAAACCTACGATAGAAATCATTTCGCCTTGTTTATTTTTTCTAAATGCACGAAGTTTTTTTGAAACCTGTCCACCATTACGCTGGCTACCCTTTTTATCTGGGCTAGTATTTCCTTCAATGCACCAAACAGTTCCGTCTTCATTATCTTTAATAACAATTCCAACGTGAGAAATTCTATCGACACCATCTGAGGGGAAATCGAAATAGGCAATATCTCCTGGTTCTGGATCTGCTAAATCTCCATCGATCCATGCTCCAGCCTTCTTAAATGCTTGTGCTCCACCTGGAGTATAAACAGTATTAGGAACTTTTACACCCGCTTCATTTGCACACCACATAACAAACGAACCACACCATGGTTGAAAGTTTGCTTTAGTAAAAGCACCGTACTTTGTTTCGTTATCTTTTGGACCCTCAATGGTTCCTAGTTCTGCTGTAGCAACCTCAATTAAACGTGCTGCCGTACCTTGCTCTGCCATAATTAATCCTTATCCCAATCTGTATCTACTGGTTGTGGCTCTGGCATCTGACCATCTGGTTTTGCTGCAAGCCTTGCCATAGTAGCATCAATTTCTGCTTCAAGTTTTTTATCTGCTTGAGTGTTCTTTGCATCCATCTCTTTATTATCAAGTTGTGCCTTCATAATATCTTTAGCACCAGATTGACCAATCAATAGACCAGCAAGTGTTCCTGTAATAAATGTTGCAACTGATCCAAGCACGTTGAAGAACATTTTGTCATTCTCTGACTGTGCTCCAATTGGTTGAGTTACAAACAGTAGTCCATAAAGAATTCCTACTGCTGTTAAAAATAAAATTGATCCAAGTGTAATGCCTAGAATAAATTTTAATCTAGCATCTAGTTCTTGTGGAGTTAATCGTTCTTTGCTCATTCTCTACCCTTTACTTTTTTGATATTCTTCCCATGTTGTTTTGCTAACTAGGTCTTTTGAGCATGTTCCACTTGTTTCACAAACAGGTGGATTACATTCTGCTTTATCCCAATTGGCTGAATCTTGACAAGGATAACGATAGTGACCATCATAGCCACATCCTGTTAACAATAGCCCTAGGAGGGCTACTCCAATTATCCTGATCATACCCACCATTATATCAGTTATTCCTTTTCTTCACGAAGGGGAATTGTAACCAGCCATAGCACTATAGATACTAGTGTGGCTAATCCCACGATTTGTTGAGCAGTACCTGTAAGGGTAAGCCAAGCAATAAAAAAGCCCAAAATGGTAAATACCTGAGCAATACTTTCAATAATTGCAGCCTTAAACCATTTAAGTAGACCTTTAACTATCTTACCTATCATGTTCATATTATAACCTCCTTATTGACATAACAGAACTAACTATATTTCCTACTAAAATAACAGGGACTACCACCTCTTGAACCTTTTCTCTTTGGTCATCTGTCATATCTTTACCCCATTCAGATGGGCTAAATACCTTATCAAAATCTATATTTGTTAATGTTCCTAACGGATCAGATAAAAATTGATCAGCCTGTGCTTCTGTAATAGCATCTGCTACAGTGTATGGCATTGGAGCATCTGCATTTTGTTCTGCCTTGTCAGCAAATGTTGCAATAGCAATAGCAACTGCTGGGTTATCTTTTGCTGATTTTGCAAGAATTTCTACTTCATTTGACTTTACACCAAGATTTTTTGCAACCTCAGCCTTTGCTTCTTCTGTTAATGCCAACAATGTATTTCCAATTGCAGCCATTTGATCCGCTGTTAGTTTAACTATCTTGTTATCTTTGCTTGTAAGATTAGCAATAACTCTGCTTAAATCTTCAGTGGTACCCTCGCCTTGTTCTGGAACAAGATTTATGATAGTATCTTCTTGTGATGGTTCTTCAGAAGGTTCGTCAAGAGTTGGCTCTGGTTCAGGAGTTGAATTTAGATCTGTATCCGTTGGCTGAGGTAAAGGCTCTTGTGAAGGCTCTGGAGTTGGATCAGTCTCTTCATCTACCCCATCTGTTATATCAGGGCTTGGAGAAGGATTGGGATTTTCTGGTTCAGTTTGTTCTATATCATCAGGGAATCTTGGATCCTCTGGAGTAATTATTTCTGGCTCAATCTCTATATCTGGTTCTTGTGTTGGTTCTGGAGTTGGTTCTGGTGTTGGAATTATAACCTCTGGAGTTGGATCTGGCTCAGGCACTACAGTTGACTGAGCAGCAGCAATAGCATTTGCAATTAATGATGCAGTTACTCTAGCCTCTTCTTGAAATGCTATTTCTTCTTGAGTTGGTCCAGTTGGTGTTGGGCTAGGCTCTGGAATAGGTTCTGCAGACAAAGTTGGGATTGGTTCTCCTGCTTGTATTTGTGTAGCACCCCACTCTTCAAGAGAAACTATTTGACCACTATGAAGCCTTACTCCTGTTCTTAAGTTAGGATATTCTGGACCTTGATAACTATAGGCTACAGAAATACCACCAGTATTTGTAATAGCAACAATAATATTAATATTACTTGGAGTAGGGGCAGACCATTGTCCAAATGGAATTACTTCTAGATCTAATTGAAATCCGCCTTCAGAATAAGATATGTTAAGAGTGTCTGGTGCGTTATACCATCCTGAAACCCAATCCATAGAATAAAGAGATATAGATGGGGTATTTGGATACTGCCAATACGTATTGTCTGGTTGTCCAAATGTAATTACAGAATTAGTTGTTGCATAAATATTTGAGTATTGAACTCCATCAAACGTAATTGTTGTTGCTATAGGTATTTGATAAGAGGTATCATCTCCACCGCAAGTATCCATTGTGTGTACAGTCGGAACTTCATCACCATTATACGCTGCTGCAATAGTTTGTGATTCAATATAATTTACACAGGTTGCATATGCGTTTTCTGGAAATGTTAGCAAACCACTTAAAGCAATCCCTGCCACTGCAATTATGCGTAGGAATTTATTTATGGGGGCACTCCTATTTAATTGTTTAATTATACATATTATATCATGATAAAAGAAAAGAGCGCAGATTTCTCTGCGCCCTAATCTTTTTTAATTGTTAATTACTTAACAAGTGCAACTTTTGCTTTTGGATTAGCCTTATTCCACTTAACAATAAGTGCATTGAATGACTTCTTTAGTGCAGCAAGAGCCTTAGCGTTTTCTGCCTTAACTGCATCTAGTTCTGTCTTAGCAGCAGCCTGTGCATCAGCAAGAGCCTTGTCTGAAGCAACCTTAGCGGTTACGGCTTCAGCCTTTAACTTTGCAATTTCTGCGTTAGCCTTCAATAGTTCTGCATCAGAAAGAGCCTTTGCATCAGCAAGAGCCTTTGCAGAAGCAGCCTTTTCTGCAGTAAGTGCAGCATTAGCAGCATCACGAGCAGCAGTCATTGATGCAAGTTCAGTTGCAAGATCACGATTTGCAACTACCTTTGATGCTGTTAGAACTGGAGTAGCAAAACCTGCAATTGCAGACTGTGCTGTAACAGAAGAACCAAGACCAAAAATAGCAACAGCATTGCCAGAGGCAGCCATTGTTACCTTAAAGTCAGCAGTTCCAAAGTTTGTTAGTCCAGAACCAGTTGTTGCAGTTACTGTATCAAGTGTTCCATTAGAAACAGTTGCAGTAAGAGCAACGCCAGTTACTTTATTACCAAACACGTCAGTAGTTGTAACTGTATAAGTTTTTTGTGTTCCTGATGCAGCGGTATCATCACCAGCAACAGATACTGTATTTACGTTACCAGCAGTACCCTGAACATAATATGTTGTAGTTGTACCCTGATTTGTAATTACAACAGTACCAACAGCAGTAGTCTTTGTAAAAACAAAGAATGTTGCAGTTGTGCCTGTACCAGTTGCAATGGTTGCAGAAGCAGAACCAGCAGATGCTGTTACTGGAGCAGCAGATGTTGCAGTAGCAAGAATGATTGAAGCATTAGTTGCTGAAACTGTAACTACTGTGCCAGTATCTACTGTAGCAACAAACTTAAGAGCGTCTGTTGCATCTACAGAGTTATCTGAAGGAACTGGAAGTGCTACGGCTGCTGTTGTTGACAAACCATTGTTTGTCGGAGCAGAACCATTAACCGTGATTGCCACTGTCATTGGGGCAGCACTTGCAGGTGTTGCGACAATTGTGCTCAGTGACAGGGCTGCAACCACGCCAAGAGCGATCTTCTTAAATGAATTCATTTTTCTCCTTATAATTCATCGTATTTATATTAGTTTATATTGATTAAGGTAATCCTCAACCTCGTCGGGGATTTCCTTAGTATCTAATTCTACCATAGCCCTTTGCTTCTCTGCAAGTCGGGTAGCAGAACTCCATGTATGAACCTCAATCTCAAGATTAGAGTCCCTACTGGTGTGAGATATTGCTCCAAATACCGCCCCACAAACGGCATCTGCCAAGTCCTTAGATTTTTTTCTTGGGTGATCTACACGATTATTTTTCATAATCTTTAGTTCACTCATTTCCTCAAGAAGTAAAGGAATCATAGGCATTGCAATTCTTTCTTCATATATCATCATTGCTAGGTCTTCATAATGTTTTTTAGCAACAGAAACAGTATCAGTTCTCATTCCTACCGCTTTTAACTCCTGCTGAATATCAAATGATTGCCAACGGTCAAAAGAAACTGTACCAATATTAAATCCTTCTCTGCGTAAATTCATAATCCATTTTTTAACTTCAGATAGGTCTACTGGACCTTCAACCTTTGGTTCCCACCATGCAACTGCGTCCACAACAACAATTGGGGCAACCTGTTCGTAATCTTTAATTACCTGAATGTTCACCCAGCGTTCAACATGTGCAATTGCTACTGCACACTTATCGTGCTTTTGTGCAAGGTCAGCATGAATATAATAAGTTTTTTCTGGATCTGGCTTAAAAGCAGGATCAAACCTCCTGTGAGAATCCAGTGGATTTCTCAATGTCATACATTTTTCTAACTTCTCTTTTTGTTTGAAGAAAGCATCAGATGAATATGTTGGGGTACATAGGAAACGCATCATGGCATCTCCTAAATCTGTTAAAAATGCAATCTTAAAATCATCAATCTTTCTAGTAGGATTTACTTCCCATGTAGGTCTTTTAAGGGCAAACATTCTAGGATATTTATAGGATAAAATATGATCTTCTTCCCATACTATTTCAAACTCATTGTCTGGTCCTTCTGGTAACTCTTCATTAATAACAAACTTATGTCGTCTTTCTATTACTTCTTTGTCCATGATTACATCGTCATACCGTTTTGAAATAAAGTCACCGTTATAGCGGGGGAATGAAAGAAGAACTACCTTTCCTAAATCTGGAAAACGAGAATCTACTGTACCTCTAAATGCTTTGTATATATTGTCAGCAGTTTTACCTTGATCGTTTCCTGTTCCTACTTCTGTGGCAAAACCAGAAATTTCATCCAGTACCGCCATGAATAAATTAAGACCTTCATGTGATTCACGCTCAGAGTGACCTGAGTAAACAGTAATAGACTTATCAAAACTAATAGAATTTACTTTTGGATCATATTTACCAGCAAACCATGGAGACTTTTCAATCTTGGTTTTAAAGCCTTTAAAGAAAACATTTTTAGCCTGCTCTGCGTTAATTGCTACGTTAATAATGTCTATGGCATCTCCACTGGGTTTACCGTAATATCTTGCTGGGTCCTTAAGGCATAATAACTTATACACAACGTAAGCACAAGCAACAGTACTAACAAAATCTTTTCCACTGCCTTTGCCAAGTTGGAGGATAATTTCATTTTTGGTATATTTAGCATAGTGTTTATCTCCTTGCTCTGTACCCATTAGCATTTGTAAATCTTCTTTGCGATATATCTGACTCATTGCCTCAACAATGTCATACTGGATATTAGACAATGGTGGTTGACCTAAATAATCTAGAGACTCAACAAATGTTTTTACATCTACAGGTGTTTGTTCAAACTGATTATCCTGTAATGCCTCTAAAAAATCATTGAACATTGTGGACAACAGTAATCACTTCTCCATCTTTTGCAATTGCAGATAGTCTTTGCATAATAAGATCTCTAATTTCTGGATGTTCAGATGCAATGTCTCTTAATATATTCATTAAAACTTCTTGTCTCTTTTCAATCTCAACCATCTCTTCTGCAAGTTCTTTATTTTCTAACAATCCAGCCTTCTGCAACATATCAATTCTTTTTGCCTCAATATCCATAACAAGTTTAATTGCTGTTGTTTTTGCATTAAGATTGGCTGTGGTGGTTGCATCTTCAATAACCTCATAAGCCTGCTGAATTAGTTTTGTATAGTGTGCGTCTGCACCAACCAAAGCATCTTTTGCACGAGCACGAATAGCATCATTAGCAGATGCCATAACTTTCCACTCATTAAGAAGTTCAACAACTTTTGTTCGTGGCATAGTAAGTTGTTTAGCAATTTTTGTAGGATCATTACCCTTTAAATATTCAGTAACAACATTATTCATTTCATCAAGATGTTTAACTAAATCTATTTCAGTTGACATTATCTTTTCCTTTAGCAATTTTAAGCAAGACTAGGTATCCAATAAGATCATCAATATCATTGTCACCTGGATAATCTGTACCCTTCATAAGTCTATTTAGTTTATCATCAATACGGACATGAAGTTGCTCTCTTGGTCCTGCCTTTGAAAATATGCGAACAGGATCCAGTGCTGAATTACCATAAGCAATATTCTTCTTAACAAGCATATGTGCAATTTCGTGGCAAGTTTCCCAAATTTCTTTACCCGCCTCTGTACCTACGGTTAAAAGATATAGGTCTTCACACCTAAAATCTTCTACATCTGGAAATACTGGATTAAGACTCATTGGTTCCCCCTACAACATTCTTTTTAATTTCTGTTAATATTGTATCAGCAAGGCGTGACTGCTTAAATTTATTGTATCGTTCGGCAAGTGGTTTAATTGGTCCAAACAAAACTTTATAAGCAATACAATGATCTATATATCCCCATAAATCATCATTTAAATTAAACCTATGTAACCTAATTTCTTTGTCTGTATTAAATTTAACATAAACAAGTGGTTCATTTTCTTTTAATTCAAAGGTACCTTTTTTATCCCACATTTGCATTTCCATAGTATATGGTCTAAACCACTGCCCAATATCAAACTCACCTGGAACTGGGGTACCATATTTAGTATATTCTGGCTTACTAAAAGTTGGATTTGTAAAGGTAGTAAGTAGTGGTTGGTCAGCAAATAAAACATAAGAAAGAGCAATCCTAATTAAAGGACCAGTAGTTATACTTGGTTCCCTATTAACAAATGAATGTAAAAATTCTTCTGTAAGAGGAGTAATAATATTATTGTTACCGCTAAAATCATATTCATATTTACAGTTAATTACATTTTTAAATACGTAGGTTTTTTTAAACAAATCTTTTGTTGCTGGACAAACTAAAAAAGAATCTGTTTTAGCAGCAAGATTTCTGCTTTTGGTTAAATCAGTATATAGATTAACTGGATCTGGATAAAGCATAGACCAGTCCTCTGGATTTTCAAATGTCTTTTTATATCCTGGCGCCCAGTAAACATTAATTATATCTTTATCTTTTTTATTTTTCATCGCTTTGACTTTCTTAATCCAAATTTAGCAAGGTACACATAGATGGTTTCCACGCTTACCCCACACTCCTTAGCAATATCTTCTGGAGATTTTTTATCTAAAGTATAACGCTTACGAAGCCAAATCTCATTTGTATATAGTTTACCAGCCATGATGTTATTTGTCAACTCCTATAGCCTTGTCCCAGTTATGGATAGCCCAATGTCCAATACCACAGGCATCTGCTACATCATTATCATCTATCGATCTATCATAGTTTATATTAATAAACTTAATAGTTCTTTGTTTACGAATACCACGTTCATATCCTTTATACCATGCTTGAGATTTTCCAGGATTTTGACTTCTAACAAGCAACTGTTCTTCTTTGGTTAATTTCTTATTGCCTATATAGTTTTGCCATGTTATAGGTGATACCTTGCCTATTACCTTTGTACCGCTTTGACCAGCAGCACCTAAGATAGCCCCTTGCACTAAAGCAAGATCTGCAGCAGTCTTTGGACTATTCATAAACACTGTATGCTCAATTACGATTGCTTCAAAACCACCATAATAATCAAAAAATGCCTTAGTCTTTTGACCAGCGTCCATTACCTTTTCATAAATATTAGAACCTTCAAAATTAATTTTGCCTACTGTTCCTAAATCATTTTTAAATTTGCCTGAATCTGTAGTAAATAAAGCAAAGGCAAGACTATTGGTGCTGGCATCAATAGCACATAATACTTTTGGTTTAGTCTTGCTCATAATCAAAATACCCCTTAAGTTCTTTTAACATTTTATCTACTGCTTTTTTACTAACATTACAGTTAGAGCAAAATCCAGAATCATTGTAGATAGAAAGTTTTACTCCACATCCACCAAGACACTTTCTATCTTTACCTTTTCGTTTTTGTCTGCGTGTTAATTGATATCTTTCAGCAATCTTTTCTTTTGTAGCCTCATCTCTACAAAATTCGCTGCAATATATCTGATAACTTACTTTTGGTTCAAAGTATGTATTACAGTCAAAACGACTACAAAGTTTCACTCAATTCCTCCAGAGAAGCAATCTTTATTACTCCTGGTTCGGCTTTTGCACAGTCAGCCTGTAGCGGACAGTGCTTACAGATCTTAGCATTTGATCTATAATTTTTCATAGGAAGTTGCTTATCTTCCCAAGCCTTACGAACTTGTCGCATCCATTCAAACGCATTGTCAATCCATTGAATGTAATTATCATTAATGTTTACTGGTATTGCTAACAACTCATGATTATTTTTATTTTCATAAACAATAACACCCTTAGCCTTCTTAAGAACTTTCATATATATTAATGTTTGAATAATATGACCAGTCTTAGCCTTACCAGTTTTCTTACGATATTCAAATACTTGTTCGTTGGTAGTCTTTACTTCAACTACAACCTCATCATCTTTCCAGTTAACTAGCCCATCAACCTTGCCATAGATTGGTGGATCTTCATGCTTTAGTTCAAACTCATAGTCAATAAGAATTCCTGAGTTTTTAAATGCTGTTCCCAAAATTCTTTCATGCGAGAGCGTACCATTATCCATATTTGCAACATCATATGGACTAGCGTTATCTTCAAAGTTAGCCCCCTCAAATGCTAGATACCAGTATCTTGGACATTCTCCTTCACCATAGGCAATCTTTGAAGGGCTGAACATCTTCTTTTTTTGAAACTTAGTACCACGTTCTGATACATATCCGCTTTCTACAGTTTTGATAAAGTCTGCTGCACCAAATTCATCATTTTCTTCTGTAGGCTTAAGCATTATCTGCTTTAGTAAATTTTTAGTCATTTGTCCGTTTTATCCTTTTTATCTATTATATCAGTTATCGCATTATGTACTTAAGCGCTGAAACTAAATTGTTGATTGCCTCTGCTGCAGTATAGTAAATATTTTTCTTTGATCTATCACTTTTATCAACATTGGTTAACCATGTTGCTTTAAATGACATTTTGGCTGCTATAGCCTGTAATCTTACAATTTCAAGACTTGCTACTTGTGGAGGAATATCTGGTTTAATAATTAACTTAGCAATCATTGTAAGTGCTGTAGTCAATTCCTCATCTTTCATAAATTCTGCAATCTCAGATAGCCCATTGACCATCTCAAGCGTTGTCTGTTGTGGCTGTGCTTGTTCCGCCATGATTTGCCTCCCATGTTAATTGATCTAATAAGTCAAACTCTATAATTGCTAAACGAGTCTTTTTATTACCTTCACCAAGTATTACTACAATAGCAGGAGATTTATCTGTGCCAGATTTTATAGAATCTGTTACAGCCTTAGCCCAAACATCTTGATTCAATGTAAATGATTTAGCAGACTCTTTAAAATCAACCACAAAGTCTCTCCAGGTAGCATCACCTTTTTGAGTATTTCTACCTGAATTTTTGTGCTGTTTGGCACCTATTCTTTTACTCTCGTTCTTTTCGCTCATAATCCTTTTTTGTTTTCTTTTGTGGTATTAAATTAACTTTTGATAAATGCTTTTTACTACACATCCAAGTTGCATCCCCTGTTTCAATCCATAGTCTTAAAGAAGTGGCTTCTTCTCCACATTCCTTACATGGAAACTTGCCAGAGTAAGTAGAGAATCTACTATCCGCCATTAGATAATTTGGTCTTTAAAGTTTCTTGCAAGTCCAAATCCTCTCTTACTCTATTGATAAATCCTTCACGACCCTGTACCTTTGTGCCATCTTCTAATTGATACCATGCTCCAGTTCTTGTAACAAGACCTGCTAATTCTGCAGTATCAACAAGATCACCAATAGAATCAATACCTACTTGGTCTCCTCTAAAATAAAAATCATATTCACCTGATTGAAATGCTGGAGAAGTTTTAGAGAACTGTAGTTCCCATCTAACCTTTCTACCAATCTTTTCTTCAATTAACTTATCGCCAACATGGATCTTACCTTTGATAGCCTGATTATCTGACTCAGATGAAAATAATTTAATAACTGTAGATGAATAAAATTTAGTAGCCTGACCACCAGTAGGTTGCTGACTGGTGTACATAGCACTAATATTATTACGAGATTGGCTGATAAGAACAAGCATAGTTGGCTTAACTTTGTTATTTGCATAATTAAGCATTTTCCAAGCATTGCTAAAATCTCTAGACTCTGCACCAATCTGCTTTGTATTTTCTAATTGTTTAAGTTCATCTGAATCTTTTTCAAAATAAATTGCTGGCAATAGGGATGTAATTGAGTCTACTACAATCATGTCTACCCCTGCTTCCATTAGATTTACCCCAACATCTACCATCTCATTAATAGTACGAGCCTTTGATACTATAAGTTTACTTGTATCAACCCCCATATGCTCTGCCCATTTTTTATCGTATGACATTTCTGCATCAATCCAAGCACATACTTTTCCTTCTTTTTGTGCTAGTCCAATCATCTGAAGACATAAAGATGATTTAGCAGATGACTTAGAACCCCATATAAGTACCTGACGACCATATGGAAGTCCACCATTTAGTGCACGGTTTAATCCAAAACTTGGGGTAGCAGCATATTCAGTATCTGGAACAGAATCTCCAGACATAATTGCTTTACGTAGTTTTGGATCTAGTTGAGATAAAACATCTTCAATTGTCATTGTCATTAGAATCTTACCCCATGCTTCTTTGGTCTATGAGAGTTTTTTTCCATCTTTTCTTTTACAGCATAATCAAGAGATTTTACAACATATCCTGCTTTTGCAATACCAGCATAAAGATCAAGTGTACGAATAATAATATCTGCAAACTCGTCTGATATTTCATCTGGATGCATATCTTTACGAAGTGCTTCCATAGCCTCAGATACTTCTGAGACAATCATCATCATCTGCTTTGCTATAAATATAGGGTCTACAGTCTTATCCCAAAATCCTTTATCTACCGCATTTTTATGTATTTCTTCTGCTATTTCATCAAACATTTACTACATCCTCCATTATCACTGTTCCATCTTTTGTTTTACCAAATTTAAATTTATATATGTTGCCTGCTTCAATATTCATATATGCTCTAGCAAAAGCGGTTGGAAACACAGTTACAGCATGTAGTTCTCTGCCAGCATCTGCTAATGTAAGAGATGCCATCTTTTTGCCAGTTTTTGTTACTCTAGGTTTAAAAGATACTACAAACATTTCATCATCTTTAAATGGAAGCATTTTATAATTTAAAAACTTAATAAATGCATCTTTAGAATCTTTTATTTCATCAGCAGGAACTGCAGATACAATCCTGTTATCATTTGCAAGAATAATATAAGTACGACCAGCCTCAATAGAGGTATTTTCTTCATCAAATATACCCACGCTTCCTGTCTTATCTAGCAACTCTACCCTTGACCATCCTTTTGATCTCTTAATTGATTTTACCATACCCATCAAAATGAATGCGCCCTTTTCTTCATATTCTTCAATATCATTTATATATGCATAATAATGTTGTGGTACTGGCATATTAAATTCAGGGAGGTTAAGATACTCATATAAGTTTTCTTTAACCTTTTCTGCATCTGCTGGATTATCTGGGAATGTAAGTGCGCCAATAGCATTCATTGCTTGTAGTGCACGAGAATTTACTCCATTGCCTTTAGTAAATGTAAACTCTTCTACTTCTTTGAAAGAAGCAAATGGTCTAGCAGCAATATAACGATCAGCAATGGTATCAGAAATAAACTTAATAGCGGAGAGTCCAAACCTGATGCCTTTACCTTCAATTTTAAAATCTTTATCCGAATCATTAATATGAGGCAATTTAATTGGAATGCCCATTCTTTTCGCTTCAATCAAATACTCCGTTCTAGTATCTTTATCTTTTTCATTCTTAAGAAGAGCAAACATAAACTCTAGCGGATAGTGGTATTTGAGCCACGCCGTCCAATACGAGAGAGTACTGTAAGCAACGGCATGTGATTTGTTAAATGAGTAACCCGCATGAGCCTCAAAGTCATGCCATAGATCAAGCGCATCATTAGGAGCAATATACTGAGAGGCACCCTTAATAAACTTGTCTTTGAATACATCAAACTCTTTAGCATCTTTTTTCTTTCCAATGATTTTTCTAACTTTATCTGCTTCCGACATGGACATACCGCCAAGGTGTACGCATGTTTGCATAACTTGTTCCTGGTAAAGAACGCAACCATAAGTGTCCTCCGTAAATGGTTTCATGATTTGGTGCTTATAATTAATATTTTGACGACCATGCTTACGAGCAATATAGTCTTTACCAATTGTATTCATAGCACCAGGACGAACTAGAGCATTTGATGCAGCCAATTCATCAAGATTTTTTACCCCCATTTTAACAAGCAAGTTAGTATATGGGGTTGCTTCACATTGAAATACACCTTTAGTATATCCATCTGAAAGCATTTGATAAACATTTTTGTCTTTCATATCAATACTTAATAGATCAATTTTTTTATCATGTCTTTGTTCAATAATGTCTAATGTGTCTTTAAGAACGCTCAAAGTCTTTAAACCAAGAGCATCAATTTTAATTAGACCAATCTTCTCAGCCTCTTCCATATCGACTGCAACAACTGGAATCCTATCGTCACTTCCAGTAGAACTGCGAGTCTCCATCGGCGCATACCTAAAGATTGGATCTTTACTAGTAACAACTCCTGCAGCGTGAATACCAGTACCCCTAATTCGACCACGTAACTGTTCTCCATAAATTTCTACCTCTGGATATTTCTCTCTGAACCAAGCAGAGTTTTTAGAAGTACAGTAGTCATCCCATGTATCTACTGTCTTCAATACTTTATTCACATCTGGCAATGGTATATTTAACGCTCTTGCAACATCTCTAACAACACCCTTGTCTTTAAATTGTAAGAATGTAGCAATAGAAGCAACATGTCTATATTGTCTTACTAAATAATCTTTTACTTCATCACGACGAGAATCTTGAATATCTGTATCAATATCAGGAAAATCATTACGCTCAGGATTAATAAAGCGAAAGAACAAAAGTCCATGCTCAATTGGATCAATATCAGTAATACCTAAAGTATAACAAAGAAGTGAGCCTGCGGATGATCCACGACCTGGACCAACCATAATTCCTTCTTTCTTTGCCCAGTTAAGCATGTTACGAACAACTAGAAAATATGGTGCAAACTTTTTATCACGAATAATTTCTAACTCTTCCATTAATCTATTATCATATATGTCATTACCAAGCCAATTAGAGTTTAGCCTTTTTTCTTCTAATCCTGCAAATGCTAAGTTTGCTAACTCTTGGTCTGGATTTCTATATTGAACTGGAAGCAGATTCATGCCAGACTTAATATCGTATTCTTCAACTTTGTTTGCAATCTCTATAGTATGATCATAAATATCAGTGCGTGTAATACCGTGAGATTCCATGGCACTTTTCATTTCGTCAAATGATAAAAGATGAATATCAAACGATCTAAATGACATTTGTCTATCTGCACCATAAAGGTAATCTAATCTATCCATCATATCTTTATGCTTTTTAGATTTATCATATGTTGCGTCTTTTTGTAATTTAGCATGGGTATTTAAAATTAGCATCATTTCTTGAATAACCTTTTGGTCTTCATTAGAATGGTGGCAGTCTGGCGTTACTACAAGTTTTACATTAAGAGAATCTGCAATATCACAAATAGTTTTATTTACCTCTGGAGGATTATGTGGCATAATTTCTACATAATAATCATCGCCAAACTCATCAGCAAACCACTGTATATACTTCTTTGCTACTGCTAGTTCTCCAAGTTCTACCGCTTTTGCTACCCAACCACTCAGACATGCTGATGTAACAATTAAACCTTCTTTATATTTTTTTAATGTGTCAAAATCAAATCTTGGCTTGCTAAAAAATCCTTCAGTCCAAGCAATTTCATTAATTTTATTTAAGTTGTCTAGACCAACTTGATTCTTAGCAAGAAGGACTATATGATGATAATTTTGATCAAGAGGATCAGTACGATCTGCCTTTGCTCTCTTATCAGCCATATCTGTAGTCATATAGCCTTCTACGCCAAGTATTGGCTTAATACCCTTTGCTTTTGCAATACGGTGCAGTTCCCTATGCCCAGATAAAGTACCGTGATCTGTGATTGCCAATGCAGGCATTCCCAGTTCAACTGCACGGTTCACGTATTCTTCTGGAGTAGCAACACCATCCATTAAGGAATAGTGTGTATGGACATGTAAGCCAACGTAGTTCATCAATTACCAGTCAATATTAGTTGCTGTTACTGATGGAGTGTCAAACCCAAAGTAGAATGCTTCTTGCTCTGGATATGGAACTTCACGAACTACCTTTTCTAGATTAAAGAACTCACGACCATCCCACTTGAATGGTTCTGAGTCTGGAGTGCTTGGAATAAGTGTGTAATTAGTTTCAGTTCCCTGACCATTACGCTTTAGTTTCCAAGTCAAATTTGAGATGCTTCCTGTTTCAAGTGCATACTCACGAATTGTATTAAATGCAGATTGCTTGCTGATACCTTGTGACCATACTGCAATGTATGGATCTTCTGTGCCATCATCAACTAGTACATTTGTATAGAAGCGAAGACGTGCTCTCCAACCACTCTTTGGTTCTTTACGAGCCATCTCACAGCCAAAGCAACGACCTTCTGATTCTTGAGTACAAGCAGCCTTACGCTTGTAGTCTTTTGGATTAGTATGTTCAGAAACAACTACAGCCATACCACGATCTTCATTATAGTTTGCTGAGTCAGAATCTAATTCGTTAACAAAACGAATCTTTGCTGCTTGTCCATCTGCTAGTTTAACCCAGCGGACTTTTGTTCCTGTGCTTTCGTATTTTGGTTTTTCGACTAGGGCGTTAATATTTTTTAGTCCCTTTACAATAGTCATATTTTCTCCTTATATATAAGTTTTATCTATTTTAGCATAGCATCAATAACATTGTCAAATGAAAGTTTTAGTTGCCTAATTTCATCATCTGTCATATCACCAATGTCTTTATATTTTTTATCAGGTCGGATAACTGTAACTAAGTTTCCTAATTTTTCAATTAGTCTATCAGCCATAATTGATCCAGCCTCATCGTTGTCTGCTACAAGTACAATACTATTAAAGTATTTTTTCAAAAGTCCCATCTGGCTTGATGAAACATTTGCCCCTAGGGTAGCAACCGCAGGGAAACCTACTTGATCTAATCGAATTGCATCAAAAGATGATTCAACAACATAGATAGTCTTTGATGCTTTTACTCTATGCAAATTAAAAAGTATTTTACTCTTAGGTAAGCCTGGTGTATTTTTAAACTCTTTACCCTCAATAGTTCTAGCAACAAATCCAATAGTCATACCTTCTGGAGACTGCATTGGAATTACCACTGAATCTTGTTTTTCTGAATATCCTAAATCAAACTTGGTAACAGAATCTTTTGTAATTCTTCTACCTTCAAAATATGTCATTGCCCTAGGAGATTCTAGTGCCTGCTTATTCAATCTTTTAATCAATAATTCATCATATTGAACAAAGTCAGGTGCTGCATATAAAGTTTTATTAACAAGAGATTCAATATCTGTTTCTACTTCTTTGCTTTTAATATATCTAACAGATTCAAAATATGTTCTACCTGTCATATGCATAATTAATTCTATAAGGTTCTTAGTAGTTTGACAGCCAAAACAAAAGAATAGCCCAGAGTCTTTAGAAACTTCTCCAGCAGGAGTTCTATTATTGTTATGGTATGGACAAAATATAATATAGTCAGTGCCGTATTCTGCCTCTATATCTATTCCTGCGCCTGTTAGTACTCTATGTATCTGTTGTGTTGTATATATCTCTTTAAGCATTTTTATCTTCGAAATCTTTATATCTGTAATATCCTTTATCAAAATCTACTTGTATTAAAAAGTCTCCCATAAATCCGTTACGATTTTTTCTGAATGCACATTCAATTATATCACTGTTGGATGCACGACCCAATGCTAATACCCAGTCAGCATCGTAGGCAATCTGTCTTGACCATGCTGTTTGACCAAGTGTAGGTACAGTAGAAAGATCTTTTACATCATCTGGAGTTGCAGAAGAAATTGCAATAATGGGCATTTCTTCACTAATAGCCATAAGTTTAAGTTCTCGTGAAAGGTTCTTCATTCTAACTGTTTCATTATCTGCTTTTTGATTTGGAGACATAAGTTGTAAATAGTCAACAATAACAAAGTCTGGTTTATATTGATCTATCTTTCCACGAATAACTGATGGTGTAATCTCTCCGCCCTGATCGTTAGAAATAATATGAAAGTGTGGTCTACCTTCTACCTTATTTGAATGCCACTTCTTAAGCATATCTGTTTCAACTTCACCATTGCTAAGTTTACGATGAGACCATAATCCCTCACCCATAATTGCAAATACACGGTTACGAACTTCTGTTTCAGACATTTCAAGACTGATAATCATAGGCGTTTTGCCTTGCTTCCATGCCTGTACCGCAAAATAAAGAGCAAGCCATGATTTACCAATACCTGGATAAGCAAGGAAAATACCTAGTTGACCTGCCGTAATACCAGAAGGTAGGTAGTTATCAAAACCTGGAAGACCAGTTTTAATTCCTATAGATCCAAGTTCTTGTTGCTTTCTTACATTTTCAAAATATGCAATTGCTGATTCTAAATCTGTAGCATCAACATCTCTAATTGTAGATGTATTTTTCTTTAATTCTGAAGTTTTAGTAATTAATTGCTCTAGTGCCTTTTGACCTTCTCCACCTTGAATTTCAGATGCAGCGTTACGAATAATATCTTTAAGGCTATCGTTTAAATATTCAACTTGAAGTTCATCTAAATGGTGCTTTGTTGCACCTACCTCTTGAACTGGAGTAAAATCTCTAAACTTTTCTACAACTAATGATAGTGGAGGAACTGTGCCATTATGCTCTGCGTAGTTTCTAATGAAAAGCCAAACATCATTATGCGTTCTAAGAATATTATCTACATTGGCTTGCAGGAGTACGTGAACCTGTTTATCTTGCAATACTGCTGATATTAGTTTTGCCTCTGTGTTATTCACTTAGCCACTCCCTTGCTAATTTTCTACGCTCTTCTCGTTCTTTAATATCTGCCTGCACTTCTAGTTTACCATTAAGAATTTTTTCTGCATTATATGCAAAGAAGTTCCAATTTGGATCTTGAGCAACTAAAAAATAATAATCTAATAAATCATAACAGTCTTTTATCCCATAGGATTCAACAAGGGCATCTGCAGCCCATTGCTCAACATTAAGATTGAGATTAGACTTTTGCTCATATCTTTGCAAATATAATTTGTTGTATCGACTGAGCAAAGCCATTCGGTCTTTGCGGTCAGCCATACTATTCTTCTACTAACTCTGTCTTTGCTTCTTGAACCTTTTCTACCACTTTGCTTTCAACAAAGGAGTAAACACGGTCCATAGCCTCATTTGTAGTTTCTCCATCACGGGTATAATCAACTACCCCAAGATCAACTCTTAAAGACTGGAAATTACCCAGATTAAGGGTATATCCAAGTGTTACTGATACTTTTGTGTCATTACGTTCTTCCACCACTGCCTCCTTCAAAGGCTAATTAATGCTCTCTCCCCAAACAGGAATAAATCTACCATCTTCAGTTTTTGTATAAACCAGTATACCATCGCCAGTTCTTCGTGTCAACTCCTGAGATGTAGGAGTCATATTGTTTGTTATTAAATTATCTTTTCTTGGTCTACCAATATGTATGCTTGCAAGTATATCACGTATCTCTTTTAATTGCGATTCAGAGTAGTACGCTCTTACTTGCCAATCTCTTGTACCGCCAACCTGTGCTCCTATTGGAGGCGGAATAACTCCACGTTTAATTAGATATGGAATATATTTACGATGCCTATTGACAAGTCTTGCAGTTTCTGCTACAGTATATGCCCTTTGTCTATTTTTTCTGAAGTCATTACGAAAACAAGTTTCTAGTCTATCTTTTGTAATATTGTAAAATGTAACCATACCAGTTGATCTAGAACTATGATATAGTCTAACTAAATCATTATTTAAAAACCAAATTTTTTGGTTACCTTTAATTATAGGCTGACTATTGTAGTCTTTGCTCTCAAGTTTTCTTGGTCCAAAAGCCATTTTCCCTCCTTGCTATCTGAAGGTGGATGATAAAAATTTCTAGATCCACAACGGATGCAATAGGTCTCTAAGTGTATTTGGCTAGAATATTGTCTATCAACAAACATTCTACCTTTGCAGCGTCTGCAATGGATCATGTACCCAATTCCCCTTTTAGTTTGGAATTCCAATAATAATTAGGTGAACAGCCAAGGACAGATCTCCTGACGCTCCAAACCTAACCACTCCTTCTACTCTTGATGTAGTAACAGATTTTAAAATAACATTTACATTTTGTCCTGCTGGAGTATTTCCAATATTAACTGCAGTAGCAGATGCTATTGGTGCATATTTAAAATCAGATGGGAAGTCATATGAAAATGTCTTTTCGTTTCCTGCGCTAACTGTTGAGTTATTTGCTACTTCAACATACCCACCAACTACTCTAGCCTCTGATGTTTTTACACTCTGCTTACCTGCAGAAACAGTATCTACAGTAGTATAGTTGTAGGTTGCAGATGAAACCTGCGTAGAAATATCATTAATTGTATCTGCCAACTGATAAATGTATGTAACATCTAACGGTTGACCTCGTTCTGGTAGTGGTACTTTTGCCATTATCTCTCCATTATATCATTAAACAGTCTCATTGAGCAGTCTATAAACTTTTAAAAATGGTGTTCCTGGAGCGCCATCTGCTCTTTCAATTGGTTCTCCTTTTAAATAAATCTCAACACTCATTCTATTTGGCGTGGTTGGTTGCACAACTCCATTAATTGTCCATGTATTTGGAATTGGTAAAGCAAGAGATGTTGTATCAATTCTTTCTTTATATAGCCAATCACCATTTCCACCACCACGATCCCATCTTACCCAAATATCATATTCATGTGTTTTAGTTATTGAATAAGTATTTCCACCATCAACTTTGGTTACTTCTACAGCATCCCAAACAATAGTAGCAATTGATCCTGCTTTATTAAATACAATATTTCCAGGCACAAATGTATAACCTGGTTGTATTAAATAGACAGGAGACCAATGAGATGTTCTGTTTCTATCTGAAGAAATAATCCTATATCTTACAGAATATCCCTCTGTATTAGAGTCAATGGCTGGTAAATTATTTGGAGAAGTTTTAAACTTTTTAATTGTTTCAGAAGTAGCCATTATGTTACTCCAACTGAAAATCTAAATTCAATATAATTACTTGTATTGGGAGACTTGACAACTGTTTCTGCATTAGTAGTTTTGATAACTGAATAACCAGTAAGACCATATAATGGATTTGTAGTAGCAATATTTTCTAGTCTCATTGCATCAAGTGCAACATAATAATCATCAGACGGAACATCTGAAACTAAAACACATGCATATATTTTTACAACTGTTACAGCATTCCACGTAAATCCTTGTGTCTGATATAGTTCTTGTAGTTGTTTTGTTATTACAAAATAGCGGTTAGTAGAAAAATCATATGTTCCTCCAGTACCGCTTCCATTATCAAGTTCAGCCTCAAATCTAGCAAATTCTCCAGAACCTTCTGCATCTGTACTTGCAAAATCTACAAGAATGCGAACGGTGTCAGGAACTGCAGAAGAATCTCCATCCTTACTTACAAGAGAAAATGCAAGACGCAATTCGTCAATTGGAGAGTTACGTGTAAAATTAACATCAGCACCAGTTAAATGTATATGATTTGATCCAGCCTCAACAACAAAATGTCCTTCAGCACTACCTGTTGATGAGTCAATAGTTAGGTCTGAATCATTTCCACGAATTAAAATAATATTATTTAAAAATCTACAACGCTCATATCTTTCTGGGCGTGGTGATTTATAAAATATAGAGTTATCTGCATTTGTTTGAAATACTGGGTCTGTAGTAGCAATTACGTTATCGTCTAGCGGATCATCCAACGGAGTTGTAATAGTTGGAATAGATGTTGCAGCAGATGCTGTATGATATTGCCAGTTTTCACCTTGAGTAAAAGCAAACACAGTTTTGCTATCATAGGCTCCAGCAGAAGGATTTGATCCTGCAGAGTACAAGCCAATCTCTGAAATTTCATATCTTTCTTCTGTTGGTAGTTCTGCTGTTAATACAATTTTTTCTGTACCAGCATCATTAACAAAGCCCCTAGATGAAATAGGCACTCTGAACATTTCAAAATCTAGGTTGTCTTTAGTTGAGTAGTCTCCATATGGATCAGTAGTATCTAGTGGCTGTGCTCCACATCCTATGGCAATATAAGAAGCATAGGCTGGTGCCTGACCAAGAAGATACTTACCAATGATAGATTTTCCAGTGTTTGTAATCATAATTCCGCCTCATATATTGTACCACCTGTGGTAATTTCTACCTCTATCTGCTCATCTAGTTCTAAATTTACAGCCTCTACTACCAGTTCTCCAGTTTCTGGGTCTATATATACATGCGATCCATCTGGACCTGTTCCTTCTGTTGGAACTTTATTATCAAATCTAATAGAAAAATTTTGAAAATATTTATCGGAAGTAGCCTGTAAACTAACAATATTATTAGCGTTATATTGTTGTTGAATCTGTGTCAAATTTTTAATAGGCTGATAAATAATTTGTTGACCATTAACCGTATCATTTCTAGCAATATTAATTAACTCTTGTCCACCAATATTTTCAAAAATAAGGTCAGACATAATTTGAATTGGAACGGCGTCTTCGTCAAATAAAATAGTGTCAATTGGAGCAGTTTTTACTGGTGGTGGCGGCGGCGCTTGTGTAACTGGGCTTATGTTAGACGGGGTAGAAGAGAGAGTAGAGGGTGTTAAAGGAATAGGGTTTGGAGAAGACTGTTGGTTAGATCCACTACCATTATTTGGTGATTGAGAACTTGCTTGAACAACACTCTGCGTTGTTGGTATGACTATTTGATTATTTTTATCATATTCTGCTGCTTTTGCTGCTGATGCAGCATTAATTGCAGCACCTAAGTCTGTTCCTCTTCCTCCTGCTGCTTTTGCTGCATTAAGAGTATCAAAATATTCTTTATCTGTTAAAGTTTTTCCAGGTGTATAAGAATCTCCGTAGTACCCTGCCTTATTAACTCCACCACGTAGATCATAGTATTGTTCTGGTGTTGGTCTTTCAAAAGTTTTTGTTTCAGGGTTAAATACACTATATCCAGCAGCGTTTGCCTGTATAACTCTTTTTGTTGTTGCATCTAATTGTTCAAATGGAATTTTATTAAATGATTGATCGTCAGCCATTTTATACCTCGCTTAAATAAATAGTCATTTGTGGACCATTATTTCCTCTAGAATAGTCTATATTATACACAACAAACCTATCTGTATCTTCTGTAACTAAATCTAAATTTTCATTATTTTTATAATTAATTGTAACAATATCGCCTAGTTGTAACGTAGGAATGGAATATACATTAAGACCAATTACCTTTTTAGGAATCATGACTTTATTAATAATCCAACCCATTAAAGCATCTGCATCATCTTGAGTTTGTATATATGGGGTATCTAGGCTAAACTCATTTTTTCCATAAATAAGTCTGCTTAGTTTAATGTCATCATATTTTGCTTTTTCTACCAAAGGAGAATAGATTAGTGCACTACCACTAAATGGTGGGTCGGACAGGTTGCTCTTTTTGCTAAAGTATTCATCTACTGTTAATTCATATGTTGTGTCTTGTGTAAAAGCAACACCCTGTATTCTTAAATAGTTACCACTTGTTTCATCCAAAACAAGAGCCTTATCTGAAGCATTAAATATTAAGAATTCAGCACCATACGAGTCTGCTTGGAATCCAGATACTGAGTAGCCCTTGATACGATTAAATGTAGGAGAAAGTTGTGAATATAGTGCTGGATATGCACGATCATATCTAATATCAAAATAGGCACATTCACGCATAATTGTTCCAAACTCATCAAAATACATATTATATTTTGGTGGTTGCTCTGAACTAATACCAGTTAAATAGGTACCTTGAATAATGCCATTCATTGCATATTTTCTAAATGATTCATTTGCGTCAATTTGTTTATCACCAAATACTGCAGACAATGTTTCACCTGTTGTAAATACTGTATTTTGAGAATAGTTTTCAGACAAAGCATATACATGTTCAAACATACAACGAGATGATCCACGAATAAACAAAGCCATATTATTATATATTGGAAGCGGATCTGGGTCATCAACAATTTTAATTAACTTATTATTAATATATAAATAAAATCTACGAGTCTTACCAATGTCTTGATATTCTACGGATAGATCATATACGGTAGGCTTGTCTTCTCCAGCCATTCTATATTGACCAGTAAAACGACCATCGTCAACAATAACATTTGTTATACCGCCCCATAATTTAATTGGAATAGCATTATCATTAGCAGATTCTTTTTTAACTTTATAAAAAACAACATTATTAATGTTTACCGCAGCCTGTCCATTTTTATCTAATTTAAGATATGATTCTACATTAGTTTCAGTTAGTGCAACAATCTCAAAATAGTATCCATTATTTGTTTCTGGATTAAGTAATACCGCTATACCGCCAGATCCTCCACCTATGCTAACATTTTGATTTGGCTGAACATTATTAACTTGATAGTATGCACTAGATCCAATTGGAGTTTGTCCACGGGTTTCATTATTTTCAATTTTACCAATAATACGAATACGTGTACCAAAATTTTTATAAGCGCCATTTAAGTTTTTATAAACATATGAAACAAAGTTAAGTGGTGTTTCTGTAGTTTTAAATGACGGTCCATTCATAACTAGAGCAGAAGATTGAACAGTTCCTGTTTGTGTAGATTTTAAGTTATTGATAGCAGTTTCAGTTAAATAGTTTGCAGACATGAAGTTTTTAATAATACCATTACGAGTTGTTTGACGAGCCAAAGTATTATTTACTCCAGCAGCGCCTACAGTGGTTGCTGGTCTTGTTACATCTTCATCTAGTGTTGTAGTAAATAAATATTGAGTTTGCATATTGCAGCCACGAACATAAGTATTATCTGCCCAGTAGTCGCTGATCCCTGCAGTATGAGTAGTTACAGGTGTTCCAAATTGTCCTCTACCATGTTCATATACGGCACCTGGCTGCAATCTTGCTATACCATCAACTGTTTCATAAAAAGGCACTGAAAAAATTCTAACAAGACCTGTTGGATATATTTTTCCATTAAACGGAATAGACGCAAAGTATCTTTGATATTCTTGATTGCTGCTAATCCAAACATTACCAGTGCCAGTTACGTTAAACTCTGCAGCATCATATTTAATAATTTCACCATTTGAATATAAAAATCCTTGATATCTTGTAAGCCAGTAAATATTTTCTCCAAGATCTAGCGTATTATTTACAACAACTCCGTTAACTACAGTTGGCAAATCTGCTGAAAGCGTTGCATTTAAAGGCATTGCACCTAAAACATAGTTACCCTGTTTTGCTGCTACTTCATTAATAGTTTTTGTTGCTTCATCTCCTGCAACTTCCCACAAAAGAACAGGTTTATAAATCCATGTTTTATCACGATCAACCATGCTTGCTTCTCTAATACTTCCATATGAACGCTGAATATATCTAGTTGTATAATTAATTTTTCCATCATTATAAACACGCTTGTCTTCAGACGCAATAGATATAATATTAGGTAGGTTACCAGAGGATTGGTTTTCAATAACGCCTTCATCTGTTTGATTATTATTTCCCAATAGAACAAAATCTGTTGTTCTAGTATCTGCATCTGGCATTAAATAGTTTTTACTCATTACAATAAAATTATTGTATTCATCAAAAAACATTGCGCTTTGTGTTGATATTGCAAGTTGATTAAGTATTTCTGCAACATTTTGATCTGGTGCAACAAAGAAATACGGAATGATTGGGTCTGACTCTCCATCTATTCTTCTGAAAGAATAGTTTGTAAAACCAATATAATCAAGAATAGTACTTATAGCCATGCTTAAAGATGTTTGAGTCATCAATAATCTTGGAGCAGGCATTGATTCGAAAAAGAAATAAAAATCTCTTAGATTAATAGAGATTGTTCCAGCGGTAACGTCTGCTTGCGGAAAACCTTCTGAATATAAAGTTTTAAGAGGAATAAAATAGTCAAACCCATCAACATCAATAATTGTTTCATAAAAATTAAATTTAATATTTTTTCTTGTATATCCTGCAATAATACTATTTGTATTATTAGGATTAAAAGCCTGATCATCATCAAAAATATTAATCTGACCCGTAGATGCAAGAAGTTGACCTACTGGTAAAGATGTAATTCCAACATCAGATAAAATTTTAGTAACCTTATAATCAATTACTTTATCAGAAATATCTCCGACTAGCCTTGGAGAAATCTCAATTAAATCAAAAGTAGTATCAAACTTATTCATTGTTTCTACTACTACTCTTAATCCTTGAATATATGCAAACTCTCTATATTCTGTACCGCCATTAATTTCGTCAGTAAATTGCTCTGGGTTTGTAAAATCAGTAACAAAACTTGTATTATTATCTATTTCTTCTGAACCTAAAGTCCATCCATATGTTGGAGAAAATGTTTCATAATCACTTCCAGTCCAAATATAAAATGTTCCACGGCTTCCTTCGTTTGCAATTACTAAATATGCATAGCCAGTTACAGATGTGTCTGGCAATAAAGTTGATGAAGAAAGTGTTTCTGCAAATATAAAAATATCTCTGTAGGCTTCTGGAACTATAAGTCCATAGTGAATTTCAACATATCCATCAGTGCCAATAATTGGAGTTCCGTCTGCTCTTGTTGTATTTTCATTAAATGAAATTGCATTAGACCAATTATTATTATAAAGATATTGTATCTTCCATCTTGCTGGAGTTGTCTTATTTGCAGTTCCGTATAGCGGATCTGGTATAGACCCAGACGCTGTTGTAAAGGGTCCAAGATCTACAGAGCCAACATTAGTTTGCATTTTAACAATAATTCTATTTGTTGGAACTTGATTTTTATATACAACAAAAGGAACTGCATCATCTATATAATTTAGTCCATTAGATAATTTATTTGATACGCCATATTCAACATTATCTTCTGTTCTATAAGAAGTCCAATATCTAAACTCATCATATCGTGATGGCATATAATATCTTGGTCGTTCTGCTATTGATGCACCAGAATTTGCTAAATATCGTCCGCCAAAATATAAAGGTTTATTAATTCCTGATCTTGGTCTAAATGGTTTTAAACAATCTTCTAAAGAATAAATCATCTTCATTTTGTCTTTTTGTAAAGTAAATTGTTGAGGGATGCCAGAATCAGTAAACCCATTATCAATAACTACGTCTGCATCTGTAGCACCTGTATAATAATTTCCAGCATCTAAATTATCAAATGTATTTGGCAAAGTATAATATGTAGAGCCTGGGGTACTTGGACGATATCTATAGTTTCCTACTAAAAAAATATTATCTGGCATATTCATATTCCATTCAGCAAGAACTAGTGACTTTAACTGAACTGTTGCCGATGTTTCTAAATGAGTCTTTAATGCTTCACTAACAAACACTTTAGACCTCTTCCAGGCTTACCGATATATTCCAAAGGTCAAAATTATTGCCACCACGTTTTACAACAGAATAATTAAAGTCAGCAAAGTAAACTTCAACAATTTGGTTATACTGTGCTAGATGACCAAATGCAGCATTATCTGTACCAAAATTAGAATATTTGTCATATGCTAAATACATCCAAAATGGACCTGTATGATTTTGATACCAATCTAAAATTTCTACACCTCCAGCACCACCGTCTGCTGTAAACTCTTGTGTATTATTTTGATATGGAGAAATTCCAGTATCTGGATCAAATTCTGCATTTTGATAAAATGCTCTTGATGGAAGTAAATTCCAAGACCAAGTAAAAATTAACTTGTCAGCAATGTGGTACGATCTCATTCTTCCATTAATTGTTCTTTGACGCTGTTCTATTCTCTGTGGTGTAATAGAAATATCTCCACGATTATGGTCAGACAGAATTAAAAATTGATCAATTAAACTGGAATCAGTTCCTTCAGGAACATCTGCTCCAACTTCATAACCATTAGGAACATATAGCCCATTGCTCAGTGTTCCAGCATTATCGGACCATAAGACTGCTTGAGGACGCTGATATCTTTTTCTACCAGTTATATAACCAGACGTAGCCATTATGCTCTCTGACTCCTAATTCTTTGTGAATCAATATATTTAATTTCATTTATTACTGCTCTTGCAATTCCATTTGGATTAGAGTTTGTACCGCCAACTGTAATACCAACATTATAATTATACACTGTGCTTGAGTTATCTGATACAGGGGCAACTACTGTGGCGGTAGGCATAGAAGAAATATTTACAGGATTAGAAACTGCATAAACTGGCTGATTCATTTTATCCTTAATCATTGATGGATAAACAGCATCATTAATTGACCTTAAAAATGGACGAAAAGCCTTTGCACTATTTTTATTAACTACAAATTCTCCAGGAGTAAGCATTGCTGGGACTGTATCTGAACCTTTTGCTACAAAACCTCCATTAGGGAAATATCTAGGAACCATTCCACCAGAACTTAAATATCCTAGTATTTGCTTTCTAGCAGCAACTACCTGTGTAGAACTTAATTGAGTACCAGGTATTTTTGGATTTGCATCAACAGTTTGTTTTGCTGCTAAATCTTTCATTGCTTGAACCGCAATTGCTTCAGATCCTCCAGAACCCATTACGTTGCCTTTTGCTGCTTGCGTTGATGCCTTACTTGCTGCTGTATTTATAATAGATTGTTGCTGTGTACTGAATGAACCAGTTACGTTTCCACCACCGCCACCACCTCCGCCTCCTCCGCCCCCTGTAGAAGCAAGAGCAGCGGCAAGTTGCATAGCAGCCTGAATAGCAGCCTGAATCTTAGAAATAATAGTATCAATTTTTCCAGCAGTACCAACTAATAAATCATTTGTCATTGTAATCACATCATTAAATTCACCCTGTTTAATTTTTTCTAAATCAAGGGCACGTTGTGCATCTGACCAAGCCTCACGCTGAACTCTAATCTTTTCCATTTCAGCAGCCTTCTGGTCGTTAATTTTTTGAAGATTAGCCTCATGTACAAGTTTTTGTTGTTCAAGATTATAAATTTGATTATTTTGAATATTATATATTAAATCTTCTGTATTTCTAATACTCAAAAGTCTTGCTTCACGCTGCTCTTCAAGAGCATAAATTTGATCTTCTTTAATGCGTATTTCTTCCTGCTTTAATGCCCTGGCTTGCTCTAATTGATAAATTTGATCTTGCTTAATAAGCATTCTTGCTTGTACCGCTTCACGCTGCTCTTCTAGGGCAAAAACTTGTTGACTAATCTGGAACTGTCTTGCTTCTACTTGTTCTCTTGTCAGACCACCTGCTGTACGTAATCCGCCTAGTTCTGCTTGACGTGCTGCATCTAATACTCCACTAGCACGTTGTGAAGCAGCCTCTGCTGACTGTGCCCTCATTTCTTGTGCAGCCTGTGCTGCTGCAGAAATATCACCTTGTGTTAAAGCATCTGCAAGACCAATTTGTTGTTTTTGTTGTGCAATAATTTGCTGATTAATTTCAGATACTTTATTAAGTGCCTCAGCCTGAGCATCATACTTTTGATTAATTCCTTCAGCAACCTTATCCATCAAGGTCATTTCATTAGCAAGATCTGAAGACTCTTCTTGAAGTGCTGCTATAGGACGTTCAAAATCAACTTCAATTCCACGCTGTAAGTCATCAATTGTCTTTTGAATATCTTCAA